AGTGTATAAGGGCTATGGCGACAGGGACAGTTGTCGACGAAGCAATAAAAAGCGAGGATTATGCAGGATGACGCTGCAGGAGATATTGGTCGCCATGGGAATGCTGTGCCTGGTCCTGTTGTTCTGGGACGGAGGCAACAGAACGTAAAGGAGAGAGTGATGACGCTAACGGAGAAAGCGAGGTAGAGAAATAATGGATAGACAATTATACAGCGTTATTGACGATAACGGAAACCACATAGCCTATCACATGGAATTGAGACACGCTCTTATATTAGTTCAAGGGTTAATGCTTGAATATTATAACGAGCCGTGTCTTACATACAGAATTATGAGAGAGCAGACTGGTTGTGAAGATGTAAACATAAGAATATTATAACGAGCCGTGTCTTACATACAGAATTATGAGAGAGCAGACTGGTTGTGAAGATGTAAACATAACGGAAAGCGAGGTAGAGGAATGACATACACAAAGTATATGAGCACAAAAGACATAATAAGCGAACTCACAGCAATGAGGGTGGAACTTATAACAATGACAACCACCGTTGAGATGATACTCAAGAACGTCATAGCGAAGGCACAGGAAAGCGAGAAGAGGTATGACACACAATCCAACACCAAATTATCAACTCATGTTTGAAAGTGCGGTGTGTGCAGAGCAGATATGAGAGGTGGTAAGAAATGATGATTGAATATGCAAAAAGAGAGCTATCGAAAATCCCTCACGATGCCGAGGGCATGCAAGACTTTATGGATAAAAACATCCTGCAAATCATAGAGATATTTATGGATCAGGGGCATACTAATCACTCGGCATATTATGCACTTAGCATTCTCGAAAGGCTATTAAGATTTCTTCCCATAACGCCATTGACGGGGGAAGAAGATGAGTGGAGAGAATTACCACATGGCGGATATCAGAACATAAGATGTTCCAGGGTATTCAAAGATACCAACGGTCGAGCATATGACATAGAAGGGAAGGCGTTCACAGACGATGACGGTGAATCTTGGTTTACGAATCGTAACAGTTTTGTGGATATCGAATTTCCCTACATGCCTCCGACACATCCAGCAAAAGTATATTTAGATAGCGAGTAAAAAACCACATATATAAAAGGAAGAGCATGGGAGCTGCAAGCGCTCCCATATAGCTTGATAAGAATATTAAAACGGTAACATGAAAATAATCAGAGAAACAATCGTCGCAGGCCGAACGATCATACAGGCATACAGGGCGAGTACAAGAGTAAAAACGAAAAAAGGCGAAAAGAGAAAAAAGAAAACAAATCCGACGCCTGAAGCGGTTAAGAAAATCAATCTCAGGAATGCTGTAAGAAACCTCACGGCGATCCTGAACAATCAGTTTGAATTTGGAGATTATCATCTTACGCTCACGTACTCATCAGAACCGTCAAGACAGCAGGCCAAAGAAGATAGAAAAAAGTTTCTCAGGAATATGAAAAACTATTGTGACAGAAGAGGCGCCCAGTGGAAGTGGGTGGCTGTTACCGAATATGAAAACCATAGGATACACCACCATATCGTGTGCAGCGGGATAGATCCTGAAGTAATTGCTTCCAGATGGAAACACGGCTGGGTCAACTTCAAACAGCTTGATGAGAGCGGTAATTATTACAAGCTGGCAGAATACCTGATCAAAGAGACCGAGAAGACATTCAGGCTTCCTGATTCAGTGCACAAGAAGCGATATAGTCAAAGCGGAAGTATAGTCATTCCGCAGATCAGGAGAGAAGAAGTCTCTGAGAGATTGCTCCAGAAAGAACTGAAACCATATGACGGATATTACATCGACGAAGAAACGATCAACAGATATGAACATGCGATACTTGGAGTTGACTGCCTGGAGCTGATCCAGGTAAGCCTGGAACCGGCGCCAAGGCTGACAAGGTGGAAAAAGGGGAAACCGGTAAGGAAAGAGAAGCGGTACAGAGAAAACTGGTCTGTACAGCTTGGTTTTGATGAGGAATAAGATGACAAGAGATTACCAGCCATATAAGAATAATAAATACCTGCTACCTCAACCATTGTATAGAATGACACTGGCGTTTATCAGGGATCATAACAGAAGGGTGGCAGAGTATAACGGTATCATAGACGAATCGCAACCACCACCGGATGGGCAGCCAAAGGGAACTGTCAAAGGCAACCCTACAGAGCGTGACGGCATACGCAGAGCGGAATTGAAAGAAGCTATCGATGCTGTGGACTCAGCGCTGGAAATGATCCCGGATGAATACCGAAGAGGCGTATGGGCCAACATTACAGAACACAAAAGATATCCAGACGATGCGCATCCGAGGACATACAGAACGTACAAGCAAAGGTTTATCTACTATGTAGCGCACAATATGTTTTGGGTTTAACTCGCCCTCCTGGGGAAAAAAATACGTGTTAATATGATAGTGGCCAAAGATGGCAGAGATCAGAAACTACTATGAGCTCAAAGGATACCTCCTTTCGAAGAAGTAGCGAAGAAACTGGAACAGTCCCGGTAATATCACCGGGGCTTTTTCAGTGGAGAATAAAATGAGCAATCCAAGATATTCAAATGGGAATCTAAGGAGAAAGTACCGGGCTCGAATAAAAGCCCGGGGAGATGAATGCGGGATATGTCACGGGAAGCTGGGACCGATACATTATGACGAACCGTCCGATGCACAGCATCCGTTATCATTCGTCATCGATGAGATCAAACCTGTAAGCAGATGGAAAGAGTTCGGATATGAATCGCCGCAGGCAGCGGCGCAGGACTGGAACAATCTTCAGGCTGCGCACTATATATGCAACGCGATGAAGGGCAACCGGCTCAGCTGCGAACAGAAAAAGAAGATCACAATAGATGAACCGGATGGAGATTGGTAAAAAACACTTACAGAAGGTGGGGTAGTGTCCCCTCCCTCCGGGTACGGCGACCCGCGGCTGTCAAGCGCCGATTTACCCCCTCGCGCGCGCGGGCGAGAGAGGGGGTGGTCAGAAAGGAAAAATGTTCCATGAAAGAATATTCCTTTGAAGAGCTGATCAGGAAAGAACAGCGCAAGGTTTTACGGGAAATAAAGAAGGCAAAGATATCAGAGCATAAGATGAAGGTTATAGAACCGGTCATCGTAAACACAGCCTTCATGAAAGTGAAACTTGACGAGGCCAGAGAGCAGCTGAAAGACGCCACGATCACAGTGGAGTATGACAACGGAGGAGGTCAAAAAGGCGTTCGGGAGAACCCTGTTTTTAAGGCATATGAGGCACTTTGGAAGTCATACATGCTCGGAATGGATAAGATTTTGAGTGTAATTCCGGAGCAGCTGCAGCAGGAATTGGTCGACCAGACGGAGCAGATCAAGCCGCAAACGGTGCTTGATTTTGTTCGTGATAAGAAGGACAGCGCATGAGAGGCTCACAGGAACCAAGCATAAGAATAGAGCCGAAAAGATCTTCATCAGATGGAGAATCAGCAGCAATGCTTATGGCGGCATACGGCAATGATCTTGATCCTTGGGAGGCTGATGTAGTTGACTGCTGGCTCGGAACAGATGAAGCGGGACAATACACCATGACCTCAGCGGGACTCTCACTGCCACGTCAGAACGGGAAGAACATCTGCCTTGAGGCAAGAGAGTTCTACGGCATGGTTATAAACGGCGAAAAGATCCTTCATACAGCGCATCAGGTCAGGACTTCCAAGAAGTCATTCAGACGTTTGGCAGCCATGTTCACTGATAAGAGACATCCGGAGATACTGGATATCGTCAAACAGATCCGGTACACAAACGGAGAAGAGGCGATAGAGCTTGATAATGGTGGATCTATCGAATATTCGGCCAGATCGAGGCAGGCAGCCAGAGGATTTGACGGAATATCACTCCTCGTTTATGACGAAGCACAGGAACTGACGGATGATCAGGTCGAAGCACTTATGCCGACACTGTCAGCATCGGCGACAGGAATGCGCCAGATCATATATACAGGCACGCCTCCGTATCCAGGGTGTCCCGGAACAGTATTCCGCCGCAGACGTGTGATCAGCATGGAAGCGCCAGGCACTCACGATTCATGGCATGAGTGGGGAGTACAGGCAAAAAATGTTGATGAGATCAACGCGGAGGATGAGGGCCTGTGGTACATGACGAACCCGGCTCTCGGGATCCATTTGACAGAGGATTTTATGCGTGAAGAGTTCCGAACCATGTCAAGGGATGGATTTTGCAGAGAACGCCTGGGATGGTGGGCTCCGGAACTTAGCAAGGCAGATAACTATGCTATACCCGAAACGCTGTGGGATTCCTGCGGGTCGATGAAGAAAAAGCCGGAAGGGAAAACGGCGTATGGCGTGAAATTCTCACCGGATGCATCGGAAGTATGCCTTTGCGGAGCAGTTATCCCACCGGAAGGACCGGCAAGAATATCGTTCATACAGAAAAAACCGACCGGGCAGGGAACGCAGTGGCTTGCGAAGTGGCTGATAGACAGATACGATCAGGCGTGCTGCGTTGTTATAGACGGAAGAAACGGGGTAGATGTGTTGATCGACAAGATCTCCGACACCTGGAAAGCAAAAGGATCCGTGTTAAAGCCTTCCGTCAAAGACGTGATCGCGTCCGTGGGCTTGCTGATGGATGCGCTTAATGAAAAGAATGTGACATGGTACAGGAAGCAGGAATCATTGCGTGACAGTGCCATTACATCAATAAAAAGACCTATAGGCGGTGGCTGGGGGTTCGGTGGAGACAACTCGATCCCGATTGAAGCGGCCGCCCTTGCATTATGGGGAGCAAAGAACTCAAAAAGAGATCCAAACAGAAGAATGAGAGTGGGATAAAAAATGGAATTGAACATTTCACCGGACAAGGTAACAGGACTTGGTCAGCTGGAAAGAGACAAACTCAAAAAACTGATCGAGGTATACAACTACCACAAAAGCAAAAACGAAAGAAAAAACAAATATTACGAAGGCCATATATCGCTTGGCGAAGTCAATCTTGGAATTGCGCTTCCAAAGGGATTCGCAGGTCTCGAGATAGGCTGCGAATGGGGCGCAAAGACAGTCGATGTGCTGGCGGCGAGATCAATGTTTGA